ACACCATTACCAAATGAAAAACAATTGAATGCATCCAAACTAACAATAGCTGGTAGTGTTGAAGTTTGATCTTGAATATCTCCAGTATGGTAACCATTATCAGTTATTTCATAACTCTTATGGCTCTCATAGTATATTTCGTTAGTGTTTCTTTCTGGTTCTGTTTCAAATATTAAAACACCAGAAGATCTGAATGCTTGTATATGAACATTCATTTCATAATTTTTACTGTTTCTTTTTCTTCCTCCTGGTCTAAACGTTAAGAAAGACTGATAGTCTGACGTTCCAGAAGTACCTTTAGTAGCGTACCTAACACCTATAACATTATCCTCAAAACTTCTACCTCCAGCAAATACATAATCTGTACCGTCAGCATCTTTTCTTGAATTGTAAGTAGAAAAAGTACCTACAGTAGAATCAAACGCAGCACTAGGTGTTGGGGTCTCTTGACTTTCTAGTTCTGGATTATTTGTTGGTTTATTAAAATTTATACTTTCACCAATTATAAAATCATAAAAGTTATCATAATCCTTTGTAGCTGTAAATATTCTATCAAATTCAAAGTTTTCAGTTCCAAAGTAACTACCGCTATTTTGTTTTATTTTGAAAAATATTCTAACCTCACTACCAGCAGGTATGTCGTAATCTATATACTGGTTAGCATTTTCAGGATCCTCATAAGATGCAGGAATAGCAATACCTAATATATTTAGGTTTCCATCAGGTACATATAATGTTTTCCTACCTAAATCTATGTCTTCTTTTTCTGAACTAGATATAACAAAGTTTGTTGGTCTTATTCTCATAAATAAACCACTAGAAGGAGGGAACTTTTCGGTATCCTCATTCTTTATAAAATACTTCTCTTGTGTTTCTATTTCTAAAACCTTTGTCTTTACTAAATCTAATGTAGGTCCTCTTGAATCTTTTTTAACTATTAAGTCATCCCCAACCTTAAAAGATGTTTGATTGTCCCCTTCAAGTTTTAACCACCAAGAAGACTCTTCGCTATCAAAGTAGTATTGGTTCACGTAAACAGTCTCATAAGCCCCTCTACTAGGTTTTACTACAAACCTATATCTTTTAGCCCAGCTAGGAGCTGTATTATTTATTGTTGTGTTTATGTAGTTCTTATTCTGAGAATTCTCTGCACCAACAAAAATTGTGTTACTGTTACAAACCAAAGCTGTTGAAGCTCTATTGTATTCATCTAAGTAAACAATACCAACCTCATAATCCCTGTTACTGTGCAAGCTCTTCGTGTCTGATATTTTAGAGAATTCTCCAGCAGTACTTGACATTGAAAAATACTCGTAAGCATAAGTCCCTAGGTTAGTAGTGTCTTCATATATAACAGCTGGAACCTGTATTGTTAATGTGCTAACTGAATAAGAAACCTTAAAACCTTCTGGAGATGTTGTTACTCCTCCACCAGATATTTCCCAATTACCACTTGGATGAAGTTGTATGTTTGAGTAAAATAAGTCACTTAAACTGTACCCATCATCAGTAGTTGATGGAAACCCAGCAGTGTCAGTAAGTTCAATTGAACTTAAAAACTCAGGTGATGTAGCTAAGTCTGCTAACGAAGTGTAGTCTCTTGGTAGTATGAACTCAAAGTTATCATTGTATTCATTTGAAACTTCTGAACCATCTTGAAAAGACAAGTCTCCTCCAAATGAATTACTCAGTATTCCGAAGTCAATAAAAATACTTGAACCTTCTAAAAGTTCTACACCTGTAAAATCTAACTCTATAGCAGAATCTGAAATCACTGTACTGTCTGTAGATGAGTACGCTACACCATCAGAAGAGTCTCCTGGCAACCCTTCTACACCAATATCCTCATTGACTAATTCTAACGTATAGTCAATGTTAGTGTCTATATCATAACCATCAACATAGTTACCATACATAATCCTATTACCTATAGATGTTTGAGCTTTTGCTTTTTTAGGAACGTTATCGTATGATCTAAGTAATTCACTTTCTGTAAGTGTTGTGTATATTTTTTGATTAGAAAATTCTATACTAGCAATGTAATTGTTAGCCCATTGTAGCTCTTCCTTGTTGTATTTATCTATTACATTTATAATATTAGAGTTGGATAATTTAAAACAAATCTGTATCTCTGTAACATCCTTATTTCCTGTGTTAAAGTTTAATAAAACAGCGTTTGCACTATTCCTCATACCCACCATATCGTAGGTTCCGTAATCTATTTTAAATGCTCCTGGGTCAAAAGCTAAATCAGAGAACTCAGAAAGTGCTGAGTATTCTCCATCCTTATATTTATACCTATAAGCAAACCTAATAAACTTATCCTCTATGTAATTGTTTTTGGTTGGTTTTTTTAAAAGCTTTATTGAAGGAGCTTCCTTTGGAGGACTAACGATAACAGATATATCACCCTCAGTAATTTGATCCACTCCAGAAACAGGATATGGATATGACCTATCAACATTTATTCTTCTTGGTTGATTGTAGTTGTCTGTAAAAAATAAAAAATTGTCTACTAGATTAACACCATTTACATGATAATCTTTATTAAAGTTTAGTACTGTAGTTGATATAACGTGGTATATTGCAGAATTGTTCTGAGTATTGAATGATACAATCATATCTACATCATCAGATGTAACAAACCAATAAATAATATCACTCTCACTATCCTCTATCGCACCTATACAAACAGCATTTGTTAACGAGGAACCGTTATATTTAGGGTCAAAAACCAATTCATTACCTTTAGCGTTCTCAGCAGAACCCGCTTCCCCATCCTCATCAGAGCTTATTCTAATGTTTAACGCATCAGTGTACTCACCTTTAGGTACTAGTCTCTCATCAAGACTTTTATTCATTCTTGAACCGACAAAATTTTTATTTATATTCATTCTACTTTAACCATTTTTGAGCACCCCTCATATTCATAAGTAAACGCCCTGGATGAATGTTACTAAGTCTTAATTTTGCATTCCTAAGTAATGCACTTTTTTCTTTCTGAGTTCTTCTAACAATGTACTCCTGAACACCAAACTTAGAACTAAGTATAGCGTACTTCATGTAAGCATAAATGTAGTCCTCAAACATTTTATTTAAACTAACATTACTATCATCTCCACCTTCCATACCATCTGAAACATACTCTATAACGACTATTTGGTCTGCCATAGCAGAACTAAAGTTTATAACACCTGATGACTTATTTATTTTAAAGGTCGGGTTAATGTTTGCTGTCTCTGTGTTCAAACCGTATCTACCTCCTATGGTGTGGTCAAAAACCCACTTACCTTCTATGTTGTAACCTAACGTTCCATTAAGTTTTCCGTCACCTAAGTACTGTGTCTTCTGCATACCACTTATTCTGTCTGCATCCAATAAAGATGTACCTATAAGTACACTACCTTCCTCATCAAATAAAACTCTACATTCATTATCCTGAAGATAACTCTTAGCAAAGTTTGTTTGTATGTTCTCTGTTAGTGGCATTAAAACACCCTCCTTAGATAATGAAATCCTAACCCAATTAACAAAGTCTGGAGGCAGTATCACTGTTGCATTACTACATACAGATAACTCTACAATCTTTGTCTCTTTAAGAGCGTCATAGTTTAATTCTTGTATACCTCTCTTTGCGTGAAAAATCACATTATATCTCTCTGCATTGTTTATCAACTTATCATTACCTACATACATAAGCATAAAGTTGTTCACTATATCATCTAATGATACGTACTGGTAAGAACCCCAATTAGTATCTAAAGGTACGTTAGATTCGTTCTCGTAATATTGATATCCTGTTAAATACGCCATTATCCTTGTTTTTGTTTATCTTTCATCTCGTCTTGCAAACCTGTTTGATAAATATCTTTCTCTCTTATAGATACACCAGCATACTGTAATATTTTTGAAACCAATAAAGGTTCGTCAGTTGCTGGAAGCTCAAAGTCTTGGTAGTCTGGAGAACTCTGATTAAATAAAGGCTCGCCATTAGATATATCTACATAAGTCCACTTGGGGTCTTTAGGTTTTCTAATGTACTGAGACTTAACTTGACCTACAAAATTTACACTTTCAGGAAAAACTGATATAGATAATTCACTTTGTGTATAAGCTGGACTAGTTATTTTTGGTGCTGTTAAGTTTGATGCGTTTAGCATTGTTATCTTTGAGTGAGAAACTCTTTCTGCTACCTTATAAGTTTTACTTTTAAGATAAAGAGCATAATTGTTACCACTACTAGATATTTCAGAAGAATCTATTCTTAATGTTGTGTCATCAACAACCTCTAATACGTCCACAAACTGTAAAGTGTCTCCAACCTGTATTGCTGCACTGTATATGCTTGGTATTAAACTAGAAAAATCTTTAGTACTATCCTCTATTGTGTTATTACTTGCAGAAAAACCATCTGTTAAACCAGCGTAAACTGGGCTACTAGAAACAAGGACCTTATCTAAAAGATAGTAGGTATTGCCATTATTATCTTCATTAGGCATTTTATATTTATTACCTAATCCTTTATGTAACTCACCTTCAACTGAGAATGTATCTATAACCTCCTCTAAGTTCCTAACTATATCCGCATAACCACTTCCTGAAACCCTAGCATTCTGTTTCTGAATCCACTCATTGTATCTATAAAAATAATTCTCAAATACATCTAATTGAGCTTGCTTTGCATATAGGTTAAAATCAGCTGGGGTTATGTATCCGAAATTATGTTTATTAGCTACAGCTAAAACTGTATTTCTAACACTATCTATCATCTAATCATATTTTAGGCAAAGATAATAAAAATAAATAAGCCCCTTCGTTATGAAGAGGCTTGTATATTATTAAGGAATTTAAGTTTATTCCTCTAACTTATTCTCTAACATACTCATAACTTCTATACCTTCGTTTGTTTGGAAGAATGTAGCTAAAGTAGATATTGGAGACTCTCCAAAAGGAATACTCATCAACTTCTTTTTGTTTGATGGTAAGCTAAAGTAAATATCTTTTCCTTTATTTTTTAATGATAATAATCCCTCTGCAAAGCATTTAGATGCTAAGTTCTGTAGTTTTAACATAGGGTCATTTAATGTACTTAAGAAATCTTCTGGATTGTTACGAGCGTACAATCTAATATCTCTTTTTAATTCTGCTGTAGACATCTTATCTACATTCAAAGATAATGATATACGACCAATGGTCTCCATCATCTCAATAGGTAAATCCTTAGCAGCAACCTGAGCTTCAAGTTGTGCATCTAATATCTCAACATCCACACTAGCATCTTTCTCTTCATCTATCTCTTCAAATATAGTTCCATTACCTGGGTGGTAAGAAAGAAACTCCTGTAATACTGGGTTTGTCTTTGAAACAAACAACATACCATCCTCAAAAACTACTGGTTGAATAATAGCGTTTGAATCTTGGTCATCCTCAAAAGGTGACTTCTGATTTGAAGCATATCTAAGAGCACGATTACGTTCTCCGTCAAAGTATAATAATGGTTTTCTACGTGAATTACGTGAGTTAAGGATAAAAACAATAGGAGCTGTGTTTCCTTTTAATCTGTAAGTTTTGTCTTTTAAGACTGAATTTTTTTTCATTTGTATTTAATTTAAAGTTTAAAGAGTAATAATTACCCCCGTATATTCAACGAGGGTAACTACTACAGTATTTATTACTTCTTATTTGAATAAGAAGAAGTTGTTTGCACCTAAAGTACATAAAGCTCTTTCTGATAAGAAGTGAACTTCCATAGCATCTAAATCACTATTTGAAGCACCTCCAGCAGAACCAACGATCCAAGATTTCATCTTTCTATCCTCAGTTTCAGAAGCTCTATATCTAACGTGTAAGAATGGTCTCTTAGCGTTTTTACCTAATACTTGGTCATAAACAGATGTAGAACCAGCAGGAACTAACACACCATCAATAGCACCACCAACTAAACCACCTCTCATAGTAGCATCGTTTAAGTACTTCCAGTCAGATTTATAGAAGTCATAACCTCTACGGAATCCTGAGAAACCTAAGTTTAAAGCCATATCAGTATCGTTATCGAATAAACCGAAAGACGCACCTGAAGAACCAAAGTTGTTTTGAGCAGCTAACACATCATCAATCTCGAAAGATAAAGCACGGTTAACAAATAAAACATTCTCTTCGATAGCACCTTGCTTGTCTAAACGAGTTACAACAGCATCGATATCAGCTAAAGTCTCTAAAGAACCAGTAGTTGTGTTTCCTTCGTTCTCTACAACGTAGAATAAACCTTCAGAACCTTTGTTACCTAAGTCTCCAGCAGCAGCAATCGCTCCTGAATTAGCTTCAGCAGGAACAGCTTCAATCATTGCAGTCTCTAAGTAGTCTTCAAAACGTAATCTAGTTTCGTGCTCTGATTTCAAGTACCATAAGTAACCTGCACCATTATCACCTTCTACTTCAACCCATCCGATTTGTGCCATATCAGAACCTGATACACTGTACTTATCTTTAATGATGATTGGAGTATTCTCTTTGTTGTCAAAAGGAGCTTCTAATGCACCTTCCATTCCGTTAGATCCTTTCTTAAATTCAGAACCATAAACGAATACATCTAAGTCAGTTCCACTGTTATCTCCAGAAGATAAACCAGCTACAGCAGGTAATCCAGCAGCATCATAGATAGCTACAGTAATTGTGTCTGTTGCAACAGCAGTAACGATACCTTTAAAAGAAGCAGTAGCTCCATTAGAACCATCAGATACCATAACAGTCTGTCCTTTACGGATAGAGTGTCCTGCAATATTAATTACAACTGAATCATCAGCAGCAACTACAGCGTCATCTAAAGTAACACCTTCATATTTAATGTGTAATCTTCCTTGCTCAGACCATTTAATTAAGTCAGAGTTGAAAGGCATTTCAGCACCAACTAGTCTTAAGAAAGAACTAACTGATCTGTTACCATATCTCTCGAATTCTTTTTCGTAAGTGTCTGGTAAGTATTGATTTAAAAAATCAAAATTTGTAATGTACGATCCAGGTGTTGTTACCTGGCTTGGAGTTGGAGTTAAACTCACATTTCCGCCTATTGTATAAGCCATTTTTGTTGTTTGTTTTTAATATTTAACGTTTCTTTATTTTTAAACCACGTCCTGAATTAGTCTCTACCGCTTTAACCTTAAATCCTGATTTGTTAGACATCTGTTGTGGAGTAGCTCTAGCATCCATGTTTATATTTTTAGATACTCTGTCCGTATTCACAACAGCATCAGCCTTTCCTTTTTCATAAAAGTAAGACGCTAACTTGTCTGGATTGATTGCAGCATTTAAAGCCTTATGATATCCAATGTGGTCTGTTATCATACCATTATCATCTAAGTACTTAGAGATAAAGTTATTGATGTCAGACTGAACCGATTTCACCTCCTTAGCATCTCCTGGATTGAAAACTACCTTTTGGTCTCCGACATTGAACTCAAAACCTTTGAACTCGTCATTGAACAACTCTTCTGTTTTCTTTGAGAAATACTCAGCACGCTTCTGATTCTCTTCTTGAACATTTTTGGACTGTGATATATAATCCTTGTAGGCATTGTATTGTTCTAACTCATCCTCGTTGACAGGAACCGATGCCGACTCGACAGGTACCTTATATGTCTCCTTTAGATCGTTAAAATATTTCTTTGCCTTAGCAAGTTCTCTTTTCTTTGCGATATTCTTTTTCTTGATTACAGAATCATCATCTAAATCATCATCATAAGAAAACTTCTCATTGATAATGTAATCTATATCTTCAGAATCTAAATCATCCTCAGTAACAGAATAGTAATCTCGCAATAATTGGTCTGCATCCATTTCATCATAATTAGCCTGAAGCTTCATAAAATCATTGATACCACGACCTGTTTCTTTCTTGTATTTTAAGAAAGCCGAAACATCCTCTGGTAAATCATTATCTACTTCTCTCTGAGCAAATAACTCATCAACTGAGTTTATTTCTTTTTTATATCTATCCTTAATAAATGAAAGAACTTCTTCCTCACCAAATTGAGGAGCCTCTACAGTTGATTGTTCTTCAACAACTTCTTCTGTAGGTTTATCTTCAACTACTGTTTCTTGTTCTTCAACAGCAGCTTCTTCTTGTTTTTCTACAAACTCTGTCTCTACTTCTTGAACCGATTTTTGTTCTGGTCCTGAGACTTCTTTTACTTTTAATTCCATATTAGATTAGATTTTGTGCAAAAATACACATTAATATTATTTATATTCTTAGCGAGGTTCAAACTCAGATAAATCAAAACCATCCAACGTATCNTCATTTGATTCAAAGTTTATAGGAGGTAAATCCTTCTTTCTTTGTTCTATCAATCTAGATTGTTGAGTGTTNTGTTTGCTTATCCTTTCATCCTTAGCTTTCTCTTTAAGGNTCTCCTTCTCATTTAACATCTGAACCTCAGNNCCTCTAAGTTTCATATTCATATCAAACTCTAACTGCATCAACTGTNTCTTTAATTCAGCCTCACCTTTNAGCTTCTCTAAAGCAAAACCTGCTTCAGCTTGAGCAATCTGCATCTTAGACCTTGTTTCCATTTCAACCTTCTGAGCAGATGCTTGAGCTGCCATTTGTTGGGATTGAAGTTGTCCTTGTTGCTGTTGCTGCATCTTCTGCATTTCGTACTCCCTTCTCTCTTTCTCTTTTCTTTTTCTTTTTACCTTTAATAGTTGGTTAGCTAACTTAACATTCCTTACCTCTCTAATATCAATAGCATCGTCAAGGTCAATAGACTCCTTAGATAGAGCTATTTGTATGTTTTGTTCTAACTGTTGTTTTTCTTCATCATCAGGAGCCATCTCTATGAATATTCCAAAATCATAAATATGAAGGTCCTTAATCTCATTAAGAAGGTTAACGTTGTACTTACCTATCTGCATTACAAGCTCATCCTTGTATGGATAATACTCTAAAGCATCCGATACTCTACAAGACAACGCAACAGATAAGTCTCTAGTAATATCTAGTGTACCATCTAATATATGTCTTGTTGCAGTGTTACTATTCAAAGCAGCCAACTTCTGCAATCCAACTAATGAGTTAGGGTCAGGCATTGAACCATCTCTAGCTTCATTTAATCCTGTTACATCCCTTAACATTTGAAGGTAGTGATTATAACTACCAATAAGACTAGATATCTTACCCTGTCCTGAGTTCTTAGAAAGTTCTTGTATTGGAACACGAGCGTTATTAAATTCTCCGTCCTGAGTGTAACTTCTACCAACAACAGAACCTGTTTGGAAGTAAAGCTTTAAAGCATCCTCTGGGCTATAAGTAGCACCATTACCAAGGTCAACTTCATTTATACCATCAGCATCTATGAACACACCATCTGGTGTAACCTTCTGTATTACTTGTTGTAGCTTCAAGTGTGTCATCTGAATTAAGTCAGCAAAAGGAATCATACGTCTAAGTAAAGATTCTATATTACCCTTATACATTCTTGGAGCACAAGCTACATAGTTTGGTGAAGCATTCTGAGATGCAGACTTAGGTCTTACCATATTCTCAGATAACTGCCACTTAAGTACTATGTTAGTTCCCATAACCATAACACCCTCGTACCAAACCTCTATTTTTTTCTCTATTTTCTCAAACCCTCTATCATCCATCATCTCTTGTGGAGGGTTGAACTCATCGTCTTTTTCTATTACCTTGTCACCTTTCTTTTTATAGACCATATTCTTTGTGGTCTTATAATTAAAATAAAGTAACGTTACGCTATCATTATTAAATAACGAGTTATCATAGTACTGCGTAGAATGAAAGTAACTGTGCCAATCTTGACTGTACTTACCTATTGTCTTTAACTCTTCATTAGTTACTGTAGGGTCTATCTTAACAACTTCTGTAATAGGAACTGTCTTTACTTCTCCCCAATAGAAACAATCTGAAAAGTTTGGGTCCTCAGTGTAACTATAAACAACGTTTGCAGGGTCTACATACTTAGCAACAATACCAGCACCAGGTTGGAACTCGTGTTTTGCAACACCAATACCTAATGTAGTCATATCATACATTATTCTTTTCCTAGTATCCTCGTACTTGTTCTCAGCTAATACAGTATTAATAACAGCTTCTTCAGCCAACTCTATAGAGGACTTATAATTAAGCTGCATATGCAACTGCAATTCTTCATCATTCTCAGGAAGCTCCTCAGGAGGAGTGTTGAAAGCATCTATTCCAAAATCATTTTTGATTTGGTTTAAAAGGTCTTTAGAAACCATATCAGCTTCTAAATTATCTTGGTAAGAATTTCTCTTCTCAGCAGACATAGCGTCTTGAGCATAAGCCTTAACCTCAAACATCCTATCAGCCATACCATTAACTACTATGTCTATAAACTTAGGTATTATTGGTACAGGTGTCCAGTCTAAGTTCATATACGACAAGTCTCCGTCTACTGCAATCTCGTTCTTATATTTTGCTACAGATTGTTCTGCCCTAGCATAAAGCCTAAGCTTATGAAAAGCATCCCACTGATTGTAAAATTTAGAACCCCCATTATCTTTCTTAAACCACTCATACTGAATAGCTTGACCTATTTGTAGACCAAACTCTTTTGTATTCTTTCTAGAGTCAGGTACATACTGACTAGGGAATGTAGAAGGATTTATAGATATTTTTACTTCTTTCATCTAATTATTTCGCTAAATCTTCCTTTGTTATTATATCTTGCAAAGTTAACGCTTATTTTTGACTCTTTTTTAACCTCTTGATATAGATGTTGTTGATTTGCCATTATAGCTAACCCTGAGCTTATTGAGGCATCAAACTTTGTTCTATTATTTATATCGAATCTAGCCCAATCTTGAAGTGTTCTATTAAAGTACATAGACCCCATCTCATCGTTTGACCTATATACCTTCAGAATCTAAACCTACATTCTTCTCTATGTAAGTTTCTATAGCTGATGCGTGTGCCTGCTTCACAGCTTCAGATGAGTTTGGTATTCCTCCTAGCTCTTTCTCTGTACCTGAAAGCTTATTGAATCCTTTATCTGGTCTATTCATAGAATACTTCCTGTACCCTCTGTTCTTAAAATGATACAACAGTCGAGGTTTATTGTTCTCAGCAAGTATTGGCATACCATAAAAAACACAAGCCATCAATACATCCTCAAAGAATATTTCTGCTGTCTGTGGTCTTGATACGTACTCTAAGAAGAAATGATTTACAGGAGCATCATCCATATGAAACTTTGTTAGTCCGTGAAGTGCTCCATTAGAACCACCGCCACCAACAGTACCAGATATATCATATGAGTCACACCCAAACGAACCTATATGTGCGTTACCAGGAAACTTCATACCATTCCTTACTTCCTTTCTGTTCTGTAAATTTAAACCTGGAATCCAAGACACTAAGAACCTACCCCTATCATCAGGAACCCACACAACCTCTGTGTCCTTTACACCATCCTTCCAGTGGAACGAACCCTTAACAACAACCCTGTCTCTAATAAGATTATCGTTGTAATCCATCTGCTGATATATCTTGGTAAGATTAAAAAGAGAAGACTTACTTTCATCTCTAAATGCGTGTGACTCTGTCCTAGGAAACTGTCTGTAAAATTCATTCAAAGCATCTGGGTCATTCTTAAGACTACTTACCTCGTTCTCCCAATAATCAATAGCAGATGTCTTAATGTATTCTCCATTAAAACCTTCTACAGGCTTATTAGGGGTTTCTAAAACAGGATTACCATATCTATCAATAAAACCTTCTAAGTTATACTCCATAGGAACGAAAAGTGAATATAACCCACTTTTAGTTTGACCATTTGCATTCCTTGTCCCTGGATCAGAATCGTAGTAAAGTTTTTTAAAGTTTTCACCTCCCTTATCTAAGGCATTAGATGTAGAACCCATTAAGCATTTACCTATAATTCTACTACCTAACCTTAAACAGGTTTTAGTAACCCTCCAGTTGTTTAGTATGTTATTAGGTTTAATCCACTTTCCTGATTCATCGTGAACCAACAAGAATAACTTCTCACCATCGTAACTGTTATCATCTGTATTCTTCCAGTCAATAGTAGTATCTAGACCCGATATTCCGCTATCATCTAAGTCATACATATTCTTTTTAGTAATCTTAGACGCAGGAACACGGTACGCTAATTCAGTCTTAGGCTTATCCATACCATCCTGAACAGGCTTAAAAAAGAATGGGTAATTACTAGATATAGGAACAACCTTATCAGTAAACATTTTTTTAGCATCAGAACCTGTCTTTGATAATATTCCAATCCTAGCATCTTTTGCTAGAGTCGCTGTGTTTACAGTCTCAGAGGATGACATAAAAGAAAACCCAGAACGACGTATCTTAAGATATACCATTCCAAAACATCTGCTGTCAGCTTTACAAGCTTCCCAAAATATAAAGAAAATTCTATTTGCTTCACGGAAGTCAGGATGACCAACATCAATCTTGGTCCACTGTAAGTACATATAGTGTGTACCTGTTATGTATGTAGGATGTCCGTTATTATAGAACCAAAAACCTTGCTCTCTTCTATCAAACTCTTCCTCAATGTAGTCAACCCAATTTCTCTTAAAGTCTTTAGGAGCATCATTCCATTGAAAAATAGATTTTATTTTTTCAAGTGTTTTAGGGTAATCAAAAGGTTCCCAGTACTGTTCACTTTTTTTACTACTCCTTTTGTGTATGTTTTTTGGTTTTGATGGTAGAGCTATCTTTATTCCGTTAATATTCCATATATCACCGATAGTACCATCCTTAGATATCACAACAATATCATACTTCTCATCGTACCCATAAGAGAATGTTTTAGCGTTGTTCTTTCTTTTTAAAACTGCGGCAGGGATTACATTATTTAGCTCTTCTTTCAGCAAAGTTGTCTAGTTTTTTATCCTCATTTAAATCCTCGGATAGAAGACTCTTCTCAGATTCAATTCTACTCAATATCTCAAAAGCATCGAATATAGCAAGCTTCTTTGAAGCAGCAGCGTTCTTCAATCTATCAGCCGCAATGTCTGGAGATAACTCATCATAACCCTCCTTTATAATGCCTTCCTTAGCGACCTTTATAAGTTCTTTAACCGCTTTTTCAGCAGACTTTATTATTTCAATTTTTAATTCTCTTGCATCCATGTTATCCAATCTGTTCTAACCCTATAAAGCTTCTCACCATCAATATTAAACTCATACTCTGAGTGAGGTTTGAATGAGACTCTGTCACCAACACTTATACCATAAGAGGAAAGCACATTGTTTGAGTACTTAACCTCACCAATTAATGGTTGTTCTGTTCCTGCACTATGTACGTAAAACTCTTCTTTTGGTACAGGTTTTATAAAACAAAACGCATCCTGAGACTTCCAAGTACCTTTATGCTTATACATATAGTACTGATAATCATCAACCAGGAACAAATCATCCATAAAGAAACTCTTCCCACTCTTCTGATTACCTTTCATATCATAGAAGTATTTGAAAACATTGTGATGTACAATAAGAGTATCTCCTGGCTGTATTTCTCCTGAATAGTTTATAGGTGTAGAAACAACCTCTGCGTACCTGTTAGACACAGTATGGTCTTCCTGAGATGTGCTTGTTATAAGGTCTACTTCACCTAATTTTTTTATATTATCATACCTGCGACCATTTAACGGACGCACAATAAAGTTGTTCGGAGATTTCATTTCTTAGAAGTTAATGTTGTACTCTATGGATATAGGCATATTCTTATTGAATTGTTTCCATAGAATCACCTCATCCATTCGCTCTATCCATATACAAAAAGAATCTGAATCTTTCACATATTGAATTAAATGAATCTTGTATTCACCATTAAGAACATCTTGTCCGTGTATATAGTGCATTGAACTAGACTTATAGTCTGACCCTATGGAAATTTTTCTTATATGCAAACCTATTCTTTTTCTTCTACCTCTGAGATTTCTCCGTCAGTTAAATTTACAGAAATAGGTCCGTACTCCTCTTCTAATTCTTTTTGGAATGCTTGTAACTCTGATTGAGTCTTAAAGAACTCACCTACTACCGTAGCTTTCTGAGCTTCTAACCCTCCAATTTGAGCTTGAAAGTTATTTGATTTTCCAACTAATTCTTGCAACTTATTTAGTTGCTCTTCTTTTATTTTACTCATTTTATTAAATTTTTATATAGCAAATATACAANTTNTTNTTTATTCAGNTACAGGNTCATCTGCTACTGTNANNGTAACCGATACAGGTGTAATTAAATTATCAATCTGACTTTCAATACCTGATTCAATATTAGCTACAGCTTCTTCTCCCATAGCTTCTTTAACCCAACCTATAACATCGCTGTGTACTACAGTATCAAAAGCTGTAAAATTAGATAAGTCTTCAGTGTTTAAAGACTGTGTTCCTATTATAGTTACTGAGTAAGGGTCTCCATCTGAATCTACTTGATCTGATATCCCTGTTACTCTCCAATGCACATTGTACACTACGTCAGACTCTCCTGCGTGTGTTGGGTATGTGTCAACCGTTTTGCAATTCCATGTGTAATTAATCATTGTTCTCTAGTGTTTGTATTCTTGTTTCTAATTGTTCTATTTTTGTTATAGCTTCTTGTAATGCGGCTGTTAATAAAGGAACCAATTTACCATTATCTAATCCTTGATATTTTTCTTTACCATCTTCATATAAAGCGTCTTTTTCGCCTGTTACCGCTTCCGGAACAACATCCTGAACTTCGTGTGCTATAAATCCATTTATAGTTTCTTCTTTGTTTTTATAATTAAACCTAACAGGTCTTAAATTTTTTACTTTACTTATAGCTCCTGTTAATTCAATAATATTTTCTTTTAACCTGTAATCTGAAGTTATATTAAAAGCAGATGCATTACAGCTTAACCCAGAAAACGGAGTACCAACATAAAGTGCAGCACTTGTTGTAAAAGCGCCATAATAAGCATTGATAGTTGGACTACCATAACTGTTTATTATTTGAAGACCAATTGTAGCTCCGGAAATTCCAACAACATGTAACTTTTGGCTCGGACTAGTCGTTCCGATACCCACGTTGCCGCTAAAAATAACATTATCACTGTTTCTATTTATTCTCATTACAGCAGAGCCTGTAGCAGAATTATCATGCCTAATTATACCAAACTGATTTGAAGATAATCCGTATTGAGGACTAGAATTTCCATCGTATGCTAAAGAAAATCCATAATCTTTGGAATCAGTTACACCATTTTCCCCCTCGTTTAAGAAAATTCTTGCCGACTTGTCACTAAGCGTTCCGCTTGCTCCGACCATTAAAGTAGTTTCATTGCCGCTATCACTTACCTGCAATTTAGCTTGAGGGTTAGTTGTTCCAATACCTACGTTTGCATTATGAATTGTTAATACATCTCCATTATTAGAATTACCAAGTCTTAAATCAGCGTCATTAGTACCCGCTCCTCTTGAATTAGTTGATATATAAACTGTTTCTGAGTTTGATAGTGATTGTCTTAATCTTATATTTCCAACAACTTCTAATTTTTCACCAGGACTAGTAGTCCCGATCCCGACGTTGCCTCCGTTGTCTATTTTTAACAAATTACTACCAGCAGTATTTAAAAAGTTCCAATGAGCGGAGCTATCTATATTTAATGTTGGGTCACCGCTTGAAGCAGATGTATTGAACTTAATACCTGTGTTGTTAGCTACTCTAATCCAGCCTTCTACCATTAAGGCTTCCGTAGGACTAGTCGTTCCGATTCCTACACTTATATCTCCTGCTCCTGAATTAGTGAAATTTACAGACCTATTTTGACTACTTGAATAACCAATAGTTGCTTTTGTTGCTGCGTTTTTAACGTGAAAAACACTACCATTAAGGCTATACATTTGTATTTGAGTCTCGGTGCCGTCTGCTCCTTCAATCCATATACCATCCGTAGGTGTTACAGTTCCTGTATGGTTACCTACAAACACTGCTCCGTTTACCTCTAACTTAGCAGAAGGACTGCTCGTCCCGATACCGACGTTGCCATTGCCTTTTATAATCATTCTCATTTCAGAAGATGCCCCTGTTAGAAAATGTATATGTCTTTCATCACTAGCTCTTCCTTCTAAAAACAAATGTCCGTGTTCACTGTTATAAAACGTTCCTCCCGATGAAGTGCTATCTTGTGCCCAAATAGAAGGGAAATCGCTACTATTTACACTTGTTCCTCTTACATCAAAATTTAATGCTCTATTTGTTGTTCCCCCTTCAATAGTTAATTTTCCCTGAGGATTAGTTGTACCGATACCTACGTTGCCTCCTCCGGTAGCAATAAAAACAGGTCTATTTACATAGTTGTTTATAAATACCGCTCCTGATGAATTAGAATCTAGTATTAAGTTTCCTCCATTAGCTGAATGTGCCTTTATAGAAGCATATCCACCAGCCCTTCTTATTTGTATTGCGTTTCCGTTACCTACAACATCAAGACTAGCTTCAGGACTAGTCGTTCCGATACCAACGTTGCCGCTAAAATAAGACCCATCGTCTGCAATCTGTAATTTTAAAGTTTGACCAGTTGTTCCTCCAGTAAAAAATTTATGACCCAGACCTGCTGCCAATGTACCACCATATTCATAATACTCTGTTTTATTAGTACCTCCTACACGGAATTTTATAGAATGATAATTGTCATAGCCTTTTATCCAACCTTCACCTGAATTATTTAACAATAAGTTTCCTGCAACATCTAGTTTTTCACTAGG